GTCTTCTAATTGAATGGTACCGCCGTTGTATATACAGTGGTCATAGCTTCCGGCTCCATCCCTGAAAATACAGCCTTTAACAAATGCCGAGGTGTTTGAGGACGTACGTATAGCGCAAACGCCGTCCATACCGTAAAAGACACTTTGCTGGATGTTGGCAACCGTCCCCGCGCCTTCCACATATACCTCCACGGTTCCGCCGACAGCGCAGTTATCGTGAAAGGTCGCGCCCGCTATGTTCAAAGCCCCGCCAACAGTAGCTATACCTTGACCGGCATTGCTGTAATAGTTGCCGCCGATAATATTTAAAGTCTGACCGTCGCTGTGGGATGTTGCCCCCTGATTAGTACTGGCTGTTCCGTTGGAATAACTATCACAATCATACAAGTTCATTATTACATTTTTACTTTCGGAGTTGCCGGTAAGTATTGAAAAGCCGTCGGCGGCGGCACCCGTGGATTCACAACGTATAAAATTGGCAGTAACATCTCCGGCAGGGTTCTGCCGAATGGAAAAATTATTAGACACCACACTGTCGGCAAACTTGCAGTATTCAGCATTTAGAACAAACTTAACAGCTTCACTGGAAAGTATTTGAACTCCCCCGTTCGCATCGGTAAAATTGCTGAATATAATCTTCGCCGAAGCGGTGCCGATAAGGTTTATCTCCGTATCGGAAGCGTCAGTCTGAAGCGTCAATAAATATGTTCCGTCGCCGTCGATGGTAACATCACTTCCGGTTATATTATCAATGCTGCAATTATAATCAATAACGAGGTTGTCAGTCAGCGTAAAACTGGCCGCGTTAAGGTGAATCGGCGTGTCCTCATTGGTGTTGATAGCGGTTTGCAGCCCTGCCGCTGTTGTTACTGTCACTTCGGCCATAGTTAACTACTCCTATAAATATCTTGCGTAAATCATTAAATCAGTCATCGTTGTAAAAGCAGTAGCGTAGAATTTTATATATCTGTATCCGGCGGCGTCGAAGGCCAGTTTACACGGATGGGCATTACCCGAATCAGCCCTTAATATGTGAGCCGCCAGTATATGATATGAAGTCAGTGTAATGGTATCAGCCCAATACCACGGGTCGGTCTCCAATACCGCCCCGATAAGGCTAATATCCACAGAACATATCGGCTCCTCCGGCCCGCCGTCGGCTGCGCCGGTTATGAATATAGTCCCCGTTCCCGCCGGTTTAGCCCTGAATAGTAATTCCAATCTGTATGATTTCGTTTCCTTGCCTGCGCCTCCATAGTTTGCGGAGAGTAAATCTATATCTCCGGATGTAGTTCCGAAAGGAAACGCCGTAGGCGCTGCCGTGGTAGTCCCTCCTGTTACGGTCTTTACCAGATTATAGCTGTCAACTACTGTCTGTTCGGCGTTGTTTATCATATTATCTTCTCGCTCTAATCCATTCTGAATTGAATATCGGTCTGGGCTTGCCCTGCTGTGCGTCTATAGACCTTGCCTCCGGCATTACCAGTCTTGTAAGTTCGTTTATAAGGTTAATCTTACCGCTCGTATCGTTGGTAAGTCCGGTAATTATCTTGATAGCCAGATTAAGAGCCACCGCTTGTTTTAATTTAGGGCTGAAATCTGTAGTATCTGTAAGCTGCTTGATATAAGTAACAAAAACCTCTCTGGCGTCCACTTTATCGCCGGAAGCGGAGATATTACCGGCTAAAATATCTACATACTGCTGTGCAGCCGTGGTAGAACCCGTGGAATCAGAAGTATGAGTCACTAAAACCTCGTAAGACACAGTGGAGCCTTCACCTCTCGATATGATATATCCAGAAGTCACATCCGCAGCTACCGTGGACGAAGTATGGTCTGACAGGACTTCGTAGATTAAAGTCCCGTATTTTTTATACTCGCCGTCGTAGTAAGCCGTTCCGGTTGCCCATTCAGCGGGAGTAATTGAAACGAACTCGCCATCTATGTAATCCGTATCTGATTCCCACGACTGCGGAACTTGTCCTGCGTTTGAAAGAATATAATCACCTTCAACCTCCCATTCGTAGATTCCCTGTGCCTCGTTTCTGTAATCCGAACCGATACTGTCATCCACGGAGAAAACCCTTAAACAGTCTGTCGGCTTGGTGTATTTCCTGTCGTATCCGAAAAGCGGGTCTGGCGATGCCTGAAGAAGAATAGTCCTCGTCATCGCCTCGTTCCACGGGTGAGCCGCAAGTATCTCATCACGTGCAGAAGCGTAATATCTGTCGCAGAAAGTATATTGTTTTAAAGCCCTCGAAGCGGCGGAATCCTCTATTTCATATTCGCCTATATATCCCAAGGCGAGATTATATAGGTTTTCAACTTCTGTTAAAGCCATAATAATACCTCATATTTAAGAAGGAGGGCGGTTAAGCCCTCCCTCTTAATCGTTAAGACTAACTCGACGGTGCGGCAACGGTATAGAAAATCTTTACTGCCACTCCTTCTGTAGCGGTCAAGGCAGCAGTTGCGGTCGTCAAATAGACATTTGCAGCCGCAGCCAGACCGGCGTCAAGAGTAGTAGTATAAGTCGTCCCATCGGGTTTCGGCGCTATAACCTGCGGTGTTGCCGAGTTCAACGCCCCGACATCACCAAACAGGTCTGTATCACCTGAAATTCCCAATGTGCCTGTAACACCATTTGTCATAGCGTCGGGGGCACCGTAAGTGGCGGTATCAATCGGCCATATAATACTATACAGCACTACCGCGCCTTTAGGTAATTTCCCCACATACATAAGACATCCGGCGTCAAGGTCTGTGCCAGTTGCGTAACACTCATCGCTCGAACAATAAACTTCTCCGCCACTATAAGCAGCGCGAACCAAAGTCGATACGACAGGAGCGGCTTTTAAGGCGTAGTTAGTTCCATTAAATGTTGCTGATGCCATAATCAATCATCTCCTATTCTATATACATTCGATTTTTAAAACTTTGGATTCGTCCATACGGATAGCGTTCATTCCGACACGCGCGGAAATCTGCCATATCTGCTTGCGGGGCAGCCAGTCCACATTAAAAATCGGACTTTCGTGCCTTGCGAACAGCATACCTTCCTTCGTCCAGACCGGAATCTCATAGACGCTTGTATCGGCGTCAACGTCGTTACTTGAGCCTATAGTTATCTGGTTGGTAACAACGAACCTGAATCCCATATACTCGTTCACCACACCCGCAACTAACGAGCGGATGATGTTGGTGTCGATAGACTGGGTTTCAGCTTCTCTAAGAAGGTCTGACATCTGCTTGGGACTGCAAGCGATGTAGAACATATCATCGGGGTCGTTATCGAGTTCGATTAAGGCCTGACGCGCCAGAACCAGCTTCTCGATTGTTAATCCCGTCGATACCCCGCCTGCCGAGAAATCGCTCTGTGTATCGTGTGCGATTGTCCGGCCTGCGGTGGACAACTTTGTAGAGGTCGCATAAAGCGCATCTCTCAAAGTGAATGTGTCAGTGCCAGGGGTCTTGCCCCCGCTGACGTCTGCGAAGAACGCGGCTGTAATAACCGAGTTCTCCTTTCTGATGACCCCCTTGGCAAGCGCCTGCATATAGTCGCTCGTGGGGTCGGTGTGAAGGGCTATATCGTCTTCCTTGTCGACGAATATGCCCTTGCGATACCACACTGGGGTTATCCACCTGCGGTTATGAGTCATATCCTCAATGGGAATATCCTCAAATCTGGAAACCTTCGCGTCGAGTTCGATAGTGCCGAGGAAGTCGTATGCTTCATACTCGCCTTCTATCCTCTCTTCGCGCACGAGACCAGAGTATTGGGGTTTCTTCTCCTGAAGAACGTGCTCGTAACCTGCGGTAAATGACTGATAAAAAGCCTCAGTATACCCCGATGTGGAGTTCGTGTTGTAATACCTCGTTGTCATATTTACCTCACGTAAAAAGAGTAATAAGTTTTAATTTTCGCTCTGGTTGTCTCTTTTTACAGAGGCCGTCGCTTCCTGCTTGTCGTGCAGGCTCCTACGAATGGAATACCATCATTCGCGGGGCTGAAGCTTGTCCGCAACGTCTATAT